ATGATGCTTAATAAAAAGGGTGGCGGGTTTATTGCTTTCGATTATTTAATTGCAATTAAACATAATATCAAAACGAAAAAAGCAATATTAAAAGATAAAGTTACTATGGATGCTATTACATATATGGAGGAATATGAAAACATTCCTTGGGGGGAAAATAGTAATTCATTCTTCAAATTGAATATGTTTAATTCTAATCGTAATATAAAAAAATCATTTTATCCGAAACGTTTTGATCAGTTTGATAAAAAGACTAACCCTAATGATATTAAGTGTATTGATGGTGAGATACGTATTGTTGCGGTTGATGTGGCAACACGTAAAGGATCACAAAACGATAATACAATTATTACATGTATTCGAGCATTGCCGACATCAAAGGGATATGAAAGAGAATATGTATATACCGAACATCACCAAGGTGAACATACAGGCAAACAAGCGTTGCGTATTAAACAAATATATTATGATTTTATGGCGGATTATATTGTACTTGATTTACAGCAGGCGGGCATTACAGTTTTCGAGCGACTAGCCTCGGTTACAAAAGATGAAGAACGGGGTGTTGAATATGAAGCATTCACTGTTTTTGAGCATCGTAGTTTATCCAGTACATTAATTGATGAATTACATGAAAAAACATTGGCCATCAACGCAAAACCGATTATATACCCTATTTTAGCTGATGCCAAGATGAATAATGATATTGCAATTGATTTCAGAGATAAAATGCAAAGACATGTTTGTAGTTACCTTGTAGATGAAAATAGTGCGGAAGATTTTCTATCCCAACACAATAAAGAATTTAAAAACACAGATGATGTCAATTTAATTAATTGGTATCTCAATCCTTATTTAGAAACACAGTTATTAATTAATGAGTCAATTAATTTAGAACAAACATTTACGAAGGGATATATTCAGTTAAAAACTATTGGATCAGCCAGAAAGGACAGATATACAAGTGCAGCATATGGAAATTACTTTATATCTATATTGGAACTTGAATTATTAAAAGAAACAGATGATGATTATGACTTCGTATTTTCATATTCTTAAATTGTAAAATAATTATAGAAAGGAGGTAATGTATATTGGATGAAAAATTAAATACAAGCCCGCAAACTGAAACCAATGAATATCAATTGGAAACAAATGCTATTTCAAATTCTGATTTTTATTTATTTGATATGGTTGGCTCTTCCACTTCGGCAGAACAATTAAAACAATATATGAAAGACCCGATGATATACAACCAAATACTTCGGGCAATGTCCAGACAGGCTTACAACACGAATGGTATGTATGCCAATACAATTGATTATTCCGTTGCAATTCCTAATTTGGATTATATTACGGTTTGTCGCACGAAGAATAAGAAAAATAATAATAAAAAGAAACAATTCAATTTATTAATAAAAATGATTAACCATAAGCGAACAACCAGAGATATTTTAAGACATTTGGACATTGATGGAATGTATGTAGGTATATTACGTGATACTACAGCCAACAACACAGACCCCGATACATCTATTGGTATTGATACTTTACGCAGGCTTGAAGGATTATCTCTTGATAATAATTTTATGATTCAACCGTTGGATTTAGATTATTGTAAAATCATAGGATTCCAAAATAATGTAAGTATTGCCGCGTTTGATATGCAATATTTTGATCAATTTAAGTATGGCGGTCTGGTAAACGAAATAAAAAACTTTCCTCTTGAATTTGCGGATGCTTATATAGCGTATAAAAAAGATGCGAGTAAACGTTGGTTTAAATTGGATTACCGGAAAACGATTGCTTTGAAGTCTAAGAGCGATGAAGAAGAACCATACGGTAGACCTTACGGTTTATCCGCATTGTTTAAAATGAGAATGGAAGAAGACTATGAAAACAGTCAATATAAACTAATTCAAGAACTTGCGAGCAGTATTTATTATTTAATTTTGCCGGAGGGGGAAAAGAAAGGAGTATGTAGTTTAAGCAAACAGCAACAGCAAAACACAATAGACGCTTTTAAAAATGCTGTTAAATTAAACACATCTCAATCAAATGGTACAAAAATATCAACGTTAACACTTGCTCCCGGTACAACAATAGATAGATTGACAAAGGATTCGGCCTTATTAAAAGATACATTGAGCGAAGAAAATATGAAAAAGATTTCCACAGCATTAGGTTTCGCTAGTTCAGCTTTAAATGCTGCCAGTGAAGGTGGTGCTTCTTATTCAAGTTTGCAAGTGAATATTGATTTGGTACTTTCACAAATTTTCCAACACGTTGAAGAAATTGCAAATGAAATAACGAGAGTTTTAAATTATCATATCGGTAATCAACCGAAGGATTATATTGACTTCAAGTATTTACGTACATCAATCATGAATCAAGACAAAATGTATGATCGTGCTAAGGAATTGTATGCAACCGGTTCAGGCTCTTTAAAAATGTGGATAGCAAGTGCAGGATTCGATGTGGAAGATTATATGAGCATTATGGAAGAAGAATTGGAAGAAGGTATATACGATAAGTTTACACCTCACATGACTTCTTACACAATGAACGGAGATAATGAAGGTGGTGCGCCTGCAAAAGAAAACGGGGATTTGACACCGGCGGGTGAGCAAACACGTAATTTAGGTTCTAATGAACAAATTAAGCCTAGTACAAAAAAATAAAATAATGGGAGGTAAATTTTATGGCTAACAACAGTTTGTACAGCAATGATAACGCAGCATTTCGGCAGTTTGTCGGACAGACTCTTTCTGGAATTTTACAAAAAATATCCGAGTTGAATGATTTAGATGGGACTAATATTAAATTGGGAGCAACTATTTTAGGATATGACGGTACATACACACAGGAAGCCGAATTAGTGTCTGCAACGGCACTTGACATTGCCGAAGGAAAAATTGCGTATATCAATGGTGTAAAAATTACAGGGGTTGCCGGTATTGCGGAATACGCATTAACGGTTGATGAAACAGGCACAGGAACGGGAACAGGATCGGTAACTGTCGATGGTGGTGCTTATGCTGCTCCGGTAGATTATAAAGCCGGTTCTGAAATTGAATTGGTAGCAACTGCTGATGAGGGAAGCGTATTTGTAAATTGGACAGTTGGTGGAGTGGAAGTTAGTAAGGAAGCTACTTATACATACACAATGCCCAAAACTGCAAAGACAATTGTTGCAAACTTTGACTTGGAATAATAATTACATACTTGAATGAAATATTTGAAAGATAGATAGGAATAATTAACCTATTGACAAGAGACGTTTCCCTTTCACGTCTCTTCTTTATTTTATAGAAAGGAATCATTTAAAGGGGATGATTATATGGCTAGACTGAAGACACATGCGGAATTTGTTCAAGAAGTGTTAGAAGTTAACCAAAACGTTGCTATATTAAGTACGTATATTCGATCTGTAGAAAAAGTGCAATGCAAATGCTTGATTGATGGACATATTTGGTGGGTGCGCCCAGACTCTTTGTTGAGAGGAAGTCAATGCCCTAAATGTAGTGGGCATTTTGTGTCTCACGAAGATTTCATATTAAGAATGAGATCTATTAATCCTAATATTTTAATTATCGGACAATATGAAAAGTCATGGGTTAAAGTAAAATGTAAGTGCATAATTGATGGGCATATATGGGGTTCAACTCCAGACAATTTATCGCAGGGATACGGTTGTCCTATATGTGCTGGCAATCAACGAAAAACACATGAAGAGTTTATCAAGGATGTGTCTGTAATTCAGCCTAATATTATGGTTTTAGGCAAGTATGTAAACCTAGATTCTAAAATAAAATGTATGTGTAGAATTGATGGACATATATGGTATCCGATTCCGTATTGTTTATTAAAAAATGTCGGATGTCCTGTATGTAATGAATCTAAGGGCGAGAAAAAAATACGAAACTTTTTAGATGATGCCGGTATACCATATATACATCAAAAAACCTTTGATAATCTTATTGGCGTTGGAGGTGGGTTATTATCTTATGATTTTCACATTCCAAATTATAATTTGTTGATTGAATTTCAAGGTGAGCAACACGAAAAACAATTAAAACACATACCTAAGCATAAATTCCAAAAACAAGTTAAACATGACTTTCTTAAAAGAGAGTTTGCTGCAAACAACAATGTAAAACTTCTTGAAATATGGTATTGGGATTTCGATAATATCGAAAAAATTTTACATAATGAATTACAAAGTAATATTAAGGAGGTGTATTAGTTTTGTGAATCATATAATAGTTTCAAATAACAGATACATAGAGATTTGTGAGATGCCTGAAGAAGAAATAGCTGGCAGGGTAAAAATTAAAATGTCAGCACTTGAAATTGTGCCGGATAATTCTCACTACAATGACAATGGTATTACTTGGCTAGAAGAATATGTGGAAGCAAATAAAAAGTCTGCTATAGGTATGCCATATGTTGTTTCTTGGTTTGATGAAGAGAATCAAATACCGAGTGATCACGGAACGATGTCTTATGATGATGAAGGCAACGTACAATTCAAAGGTGTTTCTGTGGGTTCTGTACAAGACGCTTATATTGCTGATGTTGAAATTGACGGAGAATCAAAAAGGTTATTTATGACGGAAGGATATTTATATAAACAACGATATCCTTTATTTATAAAATGGCTAAAAGACGAACTTAAAAATAATAAAGTTTATGGTTCTGTTGAAATTAACGGTAAAGGTGCTAGCAAGCTGATTGTATATTTAGATGGCGCTACAAATGAAGATGGTAGTATGAAAATAGGCAGAATACCTACTGAATTTGATTTCTCAGGTTTAGCTATTCTATTTTTAACTGAACCATCTGATAAAAAATCTCTAGTATTTGAAGTTAATTCAAAAGGAGGTAAAGTTTTGAATGCAAAAATCAAAGACGGTACAGCCGTTGAAATAAACAAAATGTCTTATGATGATATTGCAACATTGGTCACAAGGTCATTCAATCTCGCAATGGGTACCGGCTATTACACCTACTACGTTCACAGATTTTATCCTGAGACCGGAGAAGTGGTGCTTAGAAATTGGGATGATGCCGGGGTTTATTATATGACCACGTATCAGATCGATAAAACCGTTGTAAAGATTGGTGATATTGTGAAGGTGGAGGAAGACTGGAAGCCCGTTTCACAAAACACACCAGTCGAAGTCAACGCAACTAAAATAAAAGAATATTTACAAAAAGAAGGAGGAAGTTCGCAAATGAATGTAGAGGAATTGAATAATAAAATTTCCGAATTGTCTGCACAAATCACGGAGTTGAATACTAAGATTACCGGATTTGAAACTGAAATGACGGAAAAGAATTCAAAAATTGCAGAGTTGGAAGGAACTTTAGTGGAAGCTAATAAGTCTTTGGAAGAAACCAAAGCAAAGTTTA